TACAGGGTCAGGCGTAGTGTCGTCTACAGGGTCAGGCGTAGTGTCATCTACAGGGTCAGGCGTAGTGTCGTCTACAGGGTCAGGCGTAGTGTCGTCTACAGGGTCAGGCGTAGTGTCATCTACAGGGTCAGGCGTAGTGTCGTCTACAGGGTCAGGCTCTGGTTCAGGCTCTGATTGTGGCCTGTTACCACCATCGTCAATGCCAGCATCTGCACGAGCGGTAGAGTCTGGGTTGATTGATTCAATCTGGTCTAACAGGCTGTCTAATTGTAAAGGCGTTGTATTTGGATTACCAAGTAGCCCGTCTAACTGAAGCAGTAACATGTTTTCAGAGTATTCAGCTACGTTATCTGAGGCGTACTCTTCTGACTTACCTACAAACTCAGTCAAGTCTTCTTGTGAGGGTGTATACCCAATGTCAGCGAAGTAGTCCCTAGCTTCTTGGTTAGTAACATACATTGGGTCGAAAACATCAGAACGTAAGCTGTTAAGCGCAGCCTCGGCTTGCCCAGACTCGGTTTGGCGTACGTACTGAGCAACCTGTTCGTTAGTTAATGTCAGACCTTCAAGCGCTGCGGCATCTATGGCTTCTTGTGCGTCGATATAGCTGCGGTCTACTAAGTCTGCAACGCTAGCAGCTAACCTATCTTCAGCGATGTCGCCGGTAAAACCAAGTATGTCCGCTTCAGTGGGGGCGTAATCAGGGTTTTCAATTTGGAACGCATCTTTGGATTCGGTATATGTGGTGTAATCCGCGTCAAACGCATCATTTAATAGGGTGGTTTGTAGCCCGCCGTATTCATCACTGGCTATACCAAATTCTGCTAAGGCCGCTTTAGCCTGTGCATCATTAATCAGCCCCCTCTTAGCGCCTTCTATTGTGGCATTTATACCTGCATGAGTAGAGCGTACAGCCCCAGCCAAAGCATCTCGTGCGCCATCAACACCTAACAAAGCCGATGTAACTGCACTGCTGCTAATAAGACCTCCAGCGCCAGCAGAAGCTATTGCAGCGCCCCAGTCGCGGTTTGGATCTGTAGAAGCTAGAGTAGCCTCTAACGCTGTCCCAGTTAGTGCTTCTTCTCCGTATTCAAAAATCCCTTCTTTACCCGCAGTTTTTGCAGCCCGCAGCCCTGTAACGAGAGCGTCTCCAGCATTGACACGATCACCTAGCTCTTTAGCCAAAGCCTCCATTTTTGGGTTTAAGGTGGTTTTTTTACCCCCGAGTAAGAGTTTGTCTAGTGCCTCGCCACTCAAACCAAAAGATGCAAGCGACAGCACCGTAGCGGTACCACCGCTAATCATTGCAGCATCATGAGCAAACTTGTGAATCTCATCCATTTGCCCCGGAAATAGGCCATTCTGGTCAACTAAATTGTCGATAGGTATACCAGCGGATTGCATAAGAGCTACTGTGGCTTCGTTGTTTTCTCGTAACTGCTTTAGTTTCGCATCAAACGCCTCGTCATAAGCTCCGTCAGCACTACCTCCAAAAGCCTCGCTAGCATCGGTAACAGCGGCGGTAGTCAAACCAGCTCTCGTACCAATCTTATTTACTGCGACCTTAGCAGAATTGGATACCGCGCCTTTCCCTGCAATTTTTGCTGCGGATAACGCAGCACCCTTCGCTATTACTCCTGCACCACCACCAATAAGTAAAGGGCCGATTTCTTGGAAAAGCTCTACCCCTGCAAGTTCAGCCAGCATGATAGTTGGGTCGTCAGCAAGTGCGTCTGTCCATGCTTGAGTAGTGCCCCAGAACCCTTCTGCTTCTTGTATTGTCCCCCACATGTCTTTAACGCGGGCTTGGTATCCTTCGGTATTCGCAGAATCGCCAAGTTCAAGAAGTTTATTTACGTATTGACCAAGTTCTAAGTCATCTGGGCGTGCCCCAAATAGGTAAGTAAGCCCCAACATGGCTTTGGTAAAACCCGCACCCGCACGGATCATGTTTGCAGTGGTATTAATTGCGCCCGCTTCTAAATTAGCGGCTAGCTCACGGGCTTTTGTCTCATCCATGCCAGAAGCAAGCATTGCGGGTAAGATGTTTTCAGCCACATTATTAGCAGCTTCTACGGCGTCTTCAGCTATTTCATAGACGCTAATGCCGTCAGTCGCGCTTTCTACGCCGTTCTCTTTGACGTATTCAGCGCTTTCTTTATTACCTGTAACAGAGTCGGCACGACCTAACTTGTTTGTGTACGCTTCTGGGTCACTGTTACGTAACTTTGCAAGTTCATTGAAATCCAACGCAGATACAGCATCTATAAGTCTGCCAGTAAGCTCCACACCAGACTCTTCTAGCAACCTTAAATGGCTATAACCTTCACCACGCAGCTCTACATAGGCGTTCATAGCATCTAAGCGAAAATCTGCGGGGGAGGCGTTACCGCCAGCTCTGCGAGCCATAGACTCAGCTATTTGATCTATTGCTAACCCAATAGACGCTGCTCTAGCTTCTGGAGTCACTCCGGGCAAAAATTGTTCCGTGGTGTATTTCGTACCTTCAATATCTAATTCAATTACGCCATCAGCAACAAAAGTATCTGCTACAGAGACATTGGGGTCTGCAATTCGAGAATCTGCTTCAAAATTAAGCGGTGTAGTGGGGGCTTCTTCTCCAAAAGACTGTTCAAGTAAAGTGTTAAGTGTGCTTTGTGGGTCTAACCTGTCCGCAAAAGAAATCCCCGCCGCGTCAAGATATTCTTGGAACTGCGGGGCATCTATAATTTCATTAGCAAGATCAAGTTTTTGCTCTCGCGGTATGTCTCTAGTGGTACGAAAAATATTAGCCCACAAAGAAGGTTTTTCCTTAAACTTAAGTAACAACCCATTGACATCTTCAAATATAGGAAGTCCATCTTCATCGACCAACCCACGGGGTTTGTAGCCTCCTAATACTTCAGACATTTCTGCGGCTCTTGCCGCTTCCCTATTAAAGGCAGCAATACCGTACTTACGTATATATTCATCTTCGCCTAGAAGATCAGAAAACTCCTCACGTTCTAAGTCTTGTTGTGCTCTAGTTAGCCCTGCTATACCTTCAGAACCTTCAAACTGATAATCAATACCCCCCGCTGCGGCAGTTATATCCGCTTGACTTGGTGAGAACAGACCACCTATAGCTTCACCAGTGCCGCGTAACACCTCGCCCATTTTCTCGAAGAAGGTGTCTTTGTTTATGCCTGCTATACCGCCACCAGACAGGACGTACTGCCCTAAGCCTATAGATAAAGCATCTTCAAGCTCGATACCTTGCGTTAAGGCTACTTGGGTTCTGACCAAACCATTTACTAACAAGTCTTGGTTTACACCTGCTCTGTCAAGCAGTTCGGGGGTAAGTCCCACCTTGTTGAGAGCAGTGGTGGTTAGATCAGGGCCAAAGGCTGCAAGCACTCCCGCACCAAGATTGCCGCTTATAGCACCAGAACCTACTTGAGTTGCTGCGTATAGAAGTTTTGCTGTGGTGTAAGCAGCGTTTGCCGCTTGTGCCGCTTGTACTGTAGCCGCAGTAGCATTAGCCCCGGCGTTTGCAGCGTTTGCCGCATCGGCGGCTTGTTTAGCATTACCCAGCTTTTCGGCGGCAGTTGCACCGATAAAGGATAGCCCTGCGTTTTTAAGTACGTCTTCAAAGTCGCCACCAGATACAACAGTTTGTCCCGCCGCTACTGCTGCGGTAGCCGCAGCTTTGGATATACCCAGCGCGGTTGAAAGCATCCCCGGCAAATAGAATGAAGCAGCGATAGAGGTGATAATTTTGAACGCATTTTGAAAATCTCTATCTTTAGACTCAAACGTACGCATCTCACCATACGTAAACGGGTCATACAAATAGGTAGAGCCGTCTTTTGTCTGGCGTATGGGGGCGATGTTGTACTTACCGTACAACGCTTGGATCATTGGATCTTCTTCAAACGCGGCTTTTACTGCGTCTTGGTACCCCACCCCACGAGTTAGCTGTAAATAAGGTATTTGTTCTTGAAGAATAGGCTCAATGAACGAATGAAACTCGGCAATTTGTGCCTGCGAAGCGTCTGTGTGCTCACCTAAATTACCGCCAAACTGACCTAACTGCTGCGCTACAGGAGAAAAATCTATTCCATAATACCCACTAAGGACGGTAGCCATCTGTTCTGGCGAGTCCGTAATAGACAGTACGGCATAAGCGCTTTTCGCTTCGTCCTCGTTACGAGATTTATCCTTTCTTAATATATCCTTGAGGTACGCAGGGGCACCTGTAGCTTCTACGTAGTCGTCTGGGCTAATAGTGAAGGTTAAAGTACCGCCATAGGTACCGCCTTCACCTCCAACAATGTCCGCATAGTCATTGATGTTCGCAGCTTTAAGCGCTTCGTCGTACGCCCTGTCATACCAGTCGTCTACTTCATCTACGTCGTCTATTGCGTAGTAGTCAGCGCCTTGCGCTAGTTTAGCTTTATACGCTGCACGGAAATCTTGAGCGGCTTTGGGGCTTACGGCTAGAGGTTGACTACGGCGTTCGGCAAGTGCGTCCGCTTCAGCTTTCGCTTTTGCTTCAGCTTCTGCTTTCGCTTTTGCTTCAGCTTCTGCTTTAGCTTTTGCTGCTGCTTCCTCTTTCGCCTTAGCTTCAGCTTCTTCTTTCGCCTTAGCTTCCGCTTCCTTCCTCTTACGTTCTTCCTCTTCAAACAGCTTTTGAAGCCTTAGTCTGTCTTCTTCCTCTTGGCGTTTTGCGGCTTCAGCGGCCTTTCGGAGACGTTCTGCTGCTTTTCTCTTACGTTCCGCTTCGGCTTCAGCTTCTCTTTTCGCTTTTGCTTCCGCTTCGGCTTTTGCCTTGGCTTCAGCTTCTGCTTTAGCTTTTTCTGCTGCTTCGGCTTCCGCTTTAGCTTTTGCTGCTGCTTCTGCTGCCGCTTTGGCTTTTGCTTCGGCTTCTGCCTTAGCTTTTGCTGCTTCTCTCTCTGCTTTTGCCTTAGCTTCTCTCTCTGCTTTTGCTTTGGCTTTTGCTTCAGCTTCTTCCTTCGCCTTTTGTTCAGCTAGCTGCCTTGCACGCTCTTCCTCTCCTTGTCTTTTAAGAAGCTCTGCTAAATCATCAAGGCTTGGCCCCGGAATGTTAATATTCATTACGATACCTCCAGCAGACTGGCGACAACGTGTAACCTGTTAGCAGTTGCAGCGGTAACTTTTAGTATTTCGGATTCTTCTATCACTAAAGGCGCAGTGAGTAGCTCCACGGTAGCGTTAGCGCTTACGGCTTTTGTGTTAAACACGTTAAATACTGCCGAAGCAGAATCGGTCAAAGTCACTGTTATGGTGTCGGCATTGCCAGAGTCTTCAGACACTAATATAGACTTAACGATAGTCGTCGTAGCTGCGGGGCACGTATACAGTGTAGTTACGTTAGTGGTAGTTAAATCTACCTTGGCGTTCTTATAGAGATTAGCCATTAGCTAAGGAACCAACTGTTGGCCTCAGAAGCATCCGATATGTATGCGTCCCGTACGGCTTTGTCCATGTTGTTAAAGTATATACGTAGAGCGTTGTTTAGCTGGTTTTGATACTCCATGCTGTACATAGGCGTAGGCTGCGGCAGGGCAGGTGCAACGAAGTTTACGTAGTATCTAGTAACATCAATACTCATTACCGCCTCCCGTCCGCACGCATATCAATCCTCGGTGTACCTAGCTGCCACGTAACACCTTCTCCAGTAGATTCTATCTTAACCGCTAACTGTCGCCCTCGCACTCGTGTATTGAGTTGTTGTGTAAACGCTTCTACTGGCAGCACCGCACTTCTTGTAATTGTGCCGTTGTTCGACCCCCCTTCAGACAGGGGTGAGTTGTAGCCTGCACCAGAACTAGCAAGAGGCAACAGAGTCATTGTTGCAGCAGGGGCGGCGGCTGTAGAACCTTCAAAGGTAATATCCGGTATCACCCGCCAGATAAACGCAAACTGATGCCCGTCTTCTATGTCGAACTGAGCAGAAGATATATTCGCCGCAATCGCTGCCGGTGTCGTAGTCTGGTTGTCATCTGTACCCTGCTCGTGGTCTACAAGGTTATAGCTATACGTAGCAGCAAGTGGAGCTTCTCGCAGTCCAGAATCAATCCACGCCGTACGGGATAACGTACCGTAGTACCAAATGTCTTCTTGGTAGTTGTACACCGCGTATCTGTTCGCAGTTTGTGAGTCAGAAGAACAGTAGAACCACCATATCTCATGGAAAGACTCGTTCGTACCAGCGAATACCTGATCGTACTGTAGGGAGTTAAAGTCGTTAAATATGTACCTACGAATGTCGCAGCGCAGCGGTTGAGTTCGCCCATCGTACTTATAGAACTTATCCTTACCCATCCAGTAAGCCACACCGTTAGCGTAGGCTACGCAGTTCTGAGACGCTGTAGAGGTGTTTTCTCCTACTAACTGTGCACCCCATACGGCAGGTGCTCCCACATACTGCAAAGAATAAAGTGCAGAATCAGTCCACACCAATACCTCTTGGCGAGCCTGTGTAGCCGTAATAATCTCTGAACCGTTAGACAGTCGTAGGTCACCTGCTTGGTTACTTGCAGCGGGTGTCCAGTTACTTACGCTTTCTTGGTCTGCCCAACGTATTAACATGGGGTCAAGCGTGGTACTGCCTAACGGGTTAGTACCAAGACAGAACACAAACCGGCTTATGTCAGAAACAAGAATACGATTTTGCACGACAGGTACGTTGGACGCCGTACTAGAAAAAGCATCTGAGACTAACTGTGCACGAACAGTAATGCCAGTTGTAGCGTCCCAGTAGTAAACACCCCCACCACGAGGGCCGAATACTAAGTCTTCACCAAAATTAGTTTGGCTCCAAAGACGAAGAGCCTCCGTATTAGAGCCTCCTGTGCCCCACACATTCTCACCCCATTCGCCAGCACTCCAACCTATTACTGGTTCAGCAAATTCCGGGCCAGTGTTTAGCTGGTACGCGCCGACTACGGAGCTTCCACCGTTCCCTGTGTCAGACGAGTTCGCGGTAGCTGTAGCAATTATTGTGTATGTGTCTGTAGTGGGGAAGGGGCCAACTTGGTATTCTTGATTTAAGACTTCTGCGGTTATATTACCGCCAAGAGATACTGCTCCGCTGAAAGTAACAAAATCGCCTTCGAGAGCACCGTGCGCCACATCGGTAACGGTTATGGTGGTGCTGCCATCAGTCGCAGCAAAAGTTACATCCCCAGCAGCGGTAGTAGCTCGGATGGGGGTAATGTCGTAGTACCCGCCGCCATTCTCGATATAGAACTTTAGGTTAGTGCCTACACCGATCATGTCCTGTTTATTTAACGTAACCCAGTTGTGTAACGAACGGCAGACACCTTGGAATGTGGTATCTGATATACGTACCCACCCACCTATTTTTTCAGGCATACCTTGGCGGAACCGTACTTTGTCGCACTCATACCAACCGCCTTCGCTCGTGTACCGCGTGTTTTCTCGGTTTACTCCGGGCTTAAACTGTAGCTTCTGCAAAGGCATTAGCGGTACTCCCCAGTCCTTATCATCTCAGTTACTTCTAGGGCACGGTTGCCAACTTGCTTGGCCCAACGGCTGTCCATAAACTCATCCGCAGCAATATCGAACTGCTCACGGGACATGGCTTCCAGAGCGTTAACAAACCCACGCAATCGTGTAATACCTAGATTGAAGCACATATCGACCATCGCGTCTCGTCTAGCTTTATTCAGTCCTCCGTACCAGTAATACGTATCTTGCAACTCTTGATGGCAACGCTCTAAGTCGTTATGGAGTAAGTAGTCAATCTCATCAGGTGACAAGCCCAACCCAGACTCGGATATATTTCGGCCTACGCCTATGGTTTCAAAGCCCTGAGTACATTTGTAAACATGGGATTTGACGCCTTCATGGCGCTTAACCATTTCAATTAGCTCGCCCATTACTTCTCCCGTGCGACGGAGTTAACCTTTTCGTAAGAGCGCATAGCGCCCAAGCCCAACATCCCCATCATAACGGGCACAAGCAGCGTTGTATCTACTTCTGGCACTGCGAACCAAATACCAAGGATGTTGGCAATTATGGTGTTGTACAGCAGGCCAAGAGCGCATATCCAGCCGATGCAAGGTCTCCACCCAGCAACAAATAACGACTTATGTGCAGCTTCCATTTTGTTGATTTCAAGCTGGCCCTTTAGCGCCTCGTGAGCGTGTTTCTCGGACATCGTGGCAATCTCATGAGCCAAGGCGTTCTTTTGATCCTTGTCCTCTATGAACTTGTCCAACAGCCCTGTAACTGGCCCTACTAACTGTGCAACGATACTCATGTTTATCTCCTAACCGTTTTACGTTTACAGTGAGTCACCGTTTCGTATATAGAGGATGTCTAAACCTGCCGATACCGCTATGTCTGCACCAGAAGAATCTCCAATGCAGCGAACCTCTATGTCTGTTTTTTCTTCAAACTTGAGCGGAATACTGTAAGCCTGATGCAGAACGCCATTATCAATAACGTGCTTGTCCTTAGTTTGAAATACCTCACCAAAAGGTCGCGCAACTAAATGAATGTTGGCGTATTTGTTGTTTTGCGTCGTAGCGGTAGTAATGTCTTTTTGGAGCAGGTACGCCGTATGGTCTGCTGGAACCGTCCACAGTGCCATTAGACTCTGGTTATCACCTGCTGCAATCGTTGCGTATTTATCAGCAGGAACTCCGCTTGAAACAGTGCCGTCACCTGCATAAATAACACCTGCGTTTTGCCCACCAGAACCGGCAGTGTTGACCACCATGCGGTTGATGCGGATATAAGTATTTGTGGTGTTGACCGCTGTTTGACCGTTCAGCGTCACCGTCTCACTGATTTCTGCGTAGTTAGCATCTAGTCCAGATAAGGTAACGGTACGCGCACCTGTGCCTGCTGATGTATCGTTTGTAGAAGAACTGGATACTTTTAACACCGTAGCGGTTTCGATGTAGCTATACAGTCCGCCTTCAGCCCATACAGTCTCTAAGCTGTTATCAACATCTGGATTGAACCCAAACTTGAAGATAGCGTAATGCCATCCAATTTGACCTCGCTTTACCTGTAGTTCAAAAGGTTCTGTAGTCCCTACGCGGCTGATTGATGAGATTTCTTTAGTCATAATATGTTATTTCCTAATTACGCTGTTAGCCACGTCAGCAGAACAGCCAGAGTCAATGGAAGAAGGATAATCAGAACCGCTAGAACCGCCCCTATCTCTCTGACATCCTTCCAAAACTTCTTCTTGGCAGCAGCCTTTCTTGCTAGCTCGGTTTGTTTAGCTTTTCGAGCTTCGGCCATAGCAGTCATCGCTTCTTGGTACAGATCGCCGTTGCCGGAGACGGTGAACATATCCTTGATCTCACGCATGGTCTCTTGGATCTGTTTCTTTGCTAGAGCGGCTTTTACGGCATCAGCCTCTGACAGCTTACCCTCATTCTGGGCACGTTGAAGCTCAACTTCGGCACCACCGAGAGTCGATAAAAAACTGGAAATACTGGAGATGTCGTTGGTGGTCTCAGCGACCTGTTTTATCGCACTGGTAGCAGCATTTACGCCAGCTACGATAGCTGCGATTTCACCGATCATGGCTAGGCCATAAACTGCGGTAAAGCTACTGCAACAATCACCGTGACATATACGCCCCAAATCATTAGCTCAAGGCGATCAAACCGCTTACTCCCGTCTTGGAGGCGTTGCTCAATGCCTTGGTAGCGGATAGCGCACTCTTTCTCGTGCGCTTCAATCTTTGCTATAGCTTTTTCAGTGGGTGTCACTTGTCTTTAGCCTTACCTATGTTGATGGCAAGCAAATCAACGAAGCGGTACAGCTTTGCGATCCACTCATCATCTTTGGGTGTCGGAGTGCTTGCAGCGATCAACGATGCGATGGTGACAATCGTTGTGACCGTATTGATTATTGTAAGTAAATCCATGACTACTTAACTCCTTTCTTCTTAGACTGAGGTGTCTATCCTTCGTGTTGGAGCAAGGTCTGTAGCCTCAATCTTGTTACCTTTCTGGGTATACAAGGTAGGCATTACTGTCTCCACCATTTCCTTCACGGGTTGGCCTTCTGCGCCTGTACGCAGACGCTCTTGTTTTTCAACAGCAATCTGCTTCCAACTAACTTGAGCAGATCCGGTTACCGAACCCACGTCCATAGCTTACTGCACCACTTGCGCTTCTGGCTCTTCGCCCTCAACGGGCTTGACCGCCTTAATGATGGCCTCTTCGTAAGCGCCTAATACAACCTCGCGCTCGTTAAGATCTACCTTCAAACGTGCGATTTCTTGTCGAAGTTCAGCGACACGGGCAACATGCATCTGGGTTTCAATCTCAAACTCCGATACGTCATATTCTTCATCGTCAATGACAATCTTTCGTTCTAACTCATTCATTTCCAAGGTAATCCATCAATAGTTACTGGGCTTTTCTGTTCAGCTATCTGCGCTGCTAAGAAATTCTCAACAGACGTTACATCCTCTTTCGCTTTAACCCACGCAACTACGTCAGCCTCAGTCAAGTCAGCGTAAGGAATGAAATTTGAATCAGAGGGGTTAGGCGTAAATTGTACGATACCACGAGACTCTGCTGCGTAGTCCCCGTCTGCATCAGTCGCAAGATAGTGCGCCGTAATTACACCACCATCGGCGGCGTTTCGTTCAAGTTCAATTATGTTCCATGTAGCCATTAGTTATTTTCCTTTAAGGGTTCTACAATTACTTTACCGTTTTCATCAGTCCAGTTTGTATCAATCATGTGTGGGTCTTTACGCTCACCAACAACCATCCACGATATTGTGTCTGTGCATGTGTTTTCTTGAGCTGTAATCGTCAACGTATTCCCAGATACAGCACCTTTAACCGCAGTCCAACCTGATTCATTAGAAGTGAAGCACTGTACATCGCCGCAAAGAACTTCAAAAGTCCCCTCAGTCATTCCTGATGCCGTGTCAACATTTATGGTCGCAGAACCGTCAACCAAAGTTACTTTACCACGATAAATCAGGTCAGCTTGTGGCCCCTCTATGAACGAATGGACAAGCTCATGTGTCTCCGTTTTAGCGGGTAACGGGTGGTCAATGCGGAACGAACCAGAGCCTTTAGCTAAGGAACCAGTAACATTAGCATTGCCATCTACAGTGAGCTTATTAGATGGGCTAGAGGTACCAATACCCACGAGCTGGTTAGTGCCTACATAAAAGGCATCGCCATTTGTTGCCCCAGAGATCCTACAGCTACCGTTTACATCTAAATTATACGTCGGATTATCTTTGTTAAGCCCCAAATTTACTTTATTAGAACTGGTACTGACAAACTCAAGGCGCATTCTCTCGGCATAGCCGCTGCTTTGGTTGACTGTTGAAGCCCACACCATGTAAGCCAGCCCACTTGTTGAATCTTTAACGATGTAGTTATTCCAAAGATTGTACTGATTCCCAGATTGTTGACCAATTATGTAACTGATTCCAGCCACCGCACCTGTGCTAGTGGAGTTTTTCTGGATCATCACCCCGCCGTAACCTATTTGTTCACCATAAATAGCAGGGAAATAGGGGTTGTTGAAATAATCGCTCCAGATTTTTACGACAGGTCTTTCCCCATTCAGGACTCCACTAACCCCATCGCCAATAACCAAATAATTGTCATTGTCATTGACTAGGTTCAATAAGTAGCCGGAGGAATTAAGTGGATTAATGCCATTAACAGCAACATTAGACCAAGTTGCATTGTTGCTACCCTGAGAAGTAAGAACTTGCCCAGCATTGCCAGTGTTATTGCCGACTCTATAGGTAACCGCATTTATGGTGCCATCAACATCTAGTAGTTGATTAGGGCTATTAGTGCCTATTCCGAGATTGCCGGAACTATCCATTAACATCCCGTCGCCGCCCGCGTTTTGGACTTTGAACATGTCACCAGAACCAGATCCTTGGTATACATGCAAAAGAGCGAGTGCGTTACCTACATTTTGCCCAATGCCGACTTTATTAGCGGAGCTTAAATTAATTATTGTAGTAGTGGTGCTTGATGTTATTCCATCAACGCCGCCACCAGCAGCGTCCTCCCACTGCACACCGGAGCCTGTTGAGGTGAGAACCTGCCCGTCACTACCTTGAGTACCAGAAACGGTTAGGTTAGCGGTATTTGTAGTACCAGAAGTAGTTATTCCTGCGAATGTAGGACTGTCAGTAGTAGCCACGCCTTGATTAAGCGCCTTAACTGACGCAATACTGGTTAGCTCTGAGTCCATCAAAGCACCAGCAGCGGTTACATTAGCTGTGTCTGTTACGTCTGCATTCGCCTCAATACCGTCTAATTTGCTGTGGTCTGCCGCCTCAAAAGGAACCGACGCTACTCCATTAATGGTTAAAGCATCTGTTTCTAGCGTACCGTCAACGTCTACATCAGCATTAAAATCGACGTTTCCAGAGGCAGCTATGGTAGTGAAACTACCGGCAGCGGGAGTAGCGCCACCAATTACAGCGTCATCTATAGCTCCACCGTCAATATCTGGAGCATTAATGTCAGGACTTGTTAGGGTCTTGTTCGTAAGTGTCTGTGAGCCTGCGAGCGTAGCTACAGTAGCGTCAATTGCTACGGTGACATTATTTCCTGAAGCAGTGGAATCAACGCCTGTACCACCTAAGATACCTAAAGACTCAGAATCTAAGTCGATACTGATAGTAGTAGAGCCATCAGTTACATCAAGATCCTGTGCAGTAACCTGTGAGTCTACATATGCCTTGATAGACTGTTGTGTAGCAAGTTTTGTGGCGCTGTTTGAAGACATGTCGTCTTCGTCTTTAATGCCCGTAACTGTGGCCCCGTCGCCACCAATAGAGAGGCTAGCGATGTTGCTAATGCCTTCTTCTACGTTAGTCCCATCACAGAACACGACCATGTTTTTGCCAACAGGTACTGCTATGCCCGTACCGCTGGCGGTCTTAACCGTAATTACCTGCGCTGTACCGTTCTCAACGATGTAAATTTTTGAGGCTGCGGGGCACACAACCGTCCCTGCGCCTGATAGTGCCGTACCTGTATCGGTAAGCGTTAATATTGCCGCACGCGATTCAGACGTGGTGCCGTCTGCGCTGGTCAGCGTGTGCGAGTTAGCAGTCCACGTATTGATGACCTTGCGGCCTGCAACAGCTTCTTCAACCATCGAAGTGATGTTGTTATTAACCACATCACCCCATGTACCAGATAATTCGCCTTGAACTGGTAAGGCGAGCTTCAGAATTGTCGTATATTGAGTTGCCATCTAAAACCTCATGCGGCTATTTCTTGCCAATTTGGATTTTGGGCCGTATCTATCTCGCCCCAAATGTTTATGGTACCTGCGGCCCCTGTTGCGGCTACACCCGTAACGAGTATACTCGCGTCACCTGACACTACAACACTACCAACAGCTCCGGTAACGGATACCCCAGTCGGGAATACCCCGCAGCCTTCTCTGATGAGTGGCGTTCCTACCGCTCCTGTAGCTTCTACTCCAGTAACATCAGGTATGCTGGAACTCCAAGCACCCTGTCCCCAACTACCACGGCCCCAACCAACATCGTTGAAAACAAGTGGTGTCCCTATCGCTCCTGTGGCTTCTACCCCAGTAACATCAGGTGTTCTAAGATTCCACGGGCCTTGTCCCCAACTACCACGGCCCCAGCCGCTGACGCTAGCCATAAATATTCGCTACGCGATACGAATAATTGCAGTAGACGCGGCTGCTGCTGGGAACTGAATCGTAAAATCGCCTGACGTTGAGGTCTTATCGCTACCAAAAGCCAAGGCGCATACTGCTCTATTGCTATTGGTACTGTTATAAATCAAAGCCCCGTTAGCGGTAATTGTTGCGTTAGAAAACGTAAGATCTGCGAAATCCGTAAACGCGGTAGTGCCGCTTGTTGTTGGGTTTATATTCGTCAGGGTACCGCCACCTGCGGAATATCCTGTGCCACTTGTTTCGTTGGCAGTTGCATAAGCGGTAGTGCTTGCCCCTAGAGTTGCGGAACTTGTGTACAACGCCAATTTGAAAGTGTTGCCACCACTCGCTAGGAAATTGTGCTTGGCTTCCATAAGTTCTTTCTTGAAAGACGTACACATCGCAGTCGAAATAGCCATTATAGACTCCTAATTATGTCTGCCATGTCCTTATGGCCTTGACGTTCAAGTTCAACAACCAAAGTGGTTCTATCACTCTTAATTGCTTCTCGTATGCAGTGCAAAGCCGTGGCTCTAACCGCTTCCTTAAATGCTTGCGCTTGCTGCGCTATTGCAGGGTGGCAACTGCTACCTACGCTTACGATACGGTCTGCGGCAGATTGTGCCCAGAACTCAGGATCGTGTCCACCATCCGCCGTGGTGGTGACAATTACATTACCTACTTCCATTTGTGGCGCTTCAACTAACATTTTTAGCTAACTGGAACTCTAAATTGGCCTGCACGGTAAGCATCTTCTCGTAACTTACCATCGCCCAGAACCTTGAGAAGTCCAAGAGCCTGTACGTACATCTTATCGTACAAGGCAACTAGATCAGGCTCGCCTTTCATAAACCGTAGGGCTTCAACTAACGCCCCGTTCAACAAAGCAGAATCAAATTCTTCTCCGAGCCACGTAGTACCTGCGGTAACTATGGATTCTGGGTAGTACCCATAATGCAGTTCCGTCGTATACGTGCTGTCAGGAGTAGGCCCAAGGATGATAGTGTCGTCATCGAAGTAGCCGTAGTGTTTGGGTAACCCTGTAGCGTTAGGGTTGGGGTACGCCTCACGCATGAAGTTAACGTCTTTGTTCAACAAAAACGAGTAGTTACCGTTACCATCCACAACAGCAAGGCTGTACGAATACAAGAAATCAGTGGGCGTTGCCAAGTAGTTATTGTTGGTTGTCATAACACCGAGTACGTTTTTACGTAACGCAGGTATCTGTACAGCGTTATATATCTTCTGCTCTGCTTGTTCTGTAAACATAGCAAGCTGGGCATCCGTAAAAGAAGTTTCACAGATGTCCTGAATGTTTGCTTTTAACTCGGTGTAGTTCATATCTTACGCCATAGGGCCACGGGCCATCGTACCTTTCGTTGCAGCGCCTGTACCACGAATCTTAATGCCAGTGGTCTTTACGCCCTTCATATCAGGCTTAGGTGCGCCCTTAACTTGCTTGATCTTGCTATCTTTTTTCATATCACGACTCTACGTTGTGGTTACTGTTACTGTCCCTACCTGACCCGTTGCTACTAAGTCGTTAGGAGCAAGGCTATAAGGGTCATCCCCCACACCTACAGGGTTCCAACCCCACTGTGTCTGCCTACTACTGTTGGCTCCAGCTTCCCCCAAACTTCTGTCAGGTCTTGGATCTCTGATAGCCTGCGGATCATCTACTGGAGTCTCACCCAACTTTAGTTGCGGTTGGTCTGGGTTCCAGCACTCTGGGCAAGCCTTTATGTTTGTGTCTATACCCTTACGTACTAAGTTCTTCAGCTCTCGTAGCTTATACTGAAACCCGCAAACATCACATTCAGCAATAGCTTTTTGTGCTGATGCAAAACGATTCGACATTGTTACGCCCTACCGATACGAGGTACAAAGCGTGCGGATGTTTTTTCTCTATCTTCTCCCGCCGCTAGCGCAAACTGCTCTTCGTACGCTTGTTTGAGCATAGCCACACGGTCTACCAACTCCGGTTCTTTCATAGCAATGTAGTAAGCAAGCCCCGCCACCAGACACGGAAAGAACCTAAAGTTCATGTCAGCGGTCTCTATCCCGTTTCCTGCGTCTTCTATACGACGCATACGCCAGTAGTAGAAAATGTAGTCATCACTGTCTGGAACGGGCCATACGTTGATTTTGGGGGCATCTCGCAGGCGTTCTACGAATACTTGAATCGGCCTACCTTGGGTTAACTTGTTAGGTATAGAAGCGTACGTGCTAACGCTAATACGGCTTATAGTTAAATCTGACTGCGTAGCTACATTGCCACTGCCCGTACGGATCTGCTGCTCTAGTAAGTCTATGGTGTCAGCAGGTAGCGTGTACTCAGAAGTACCTTGCGTAAGACTCAACGTGCCTTCGTCAATCGTCCACATGTTGATGCCACGGTTCTGCCACTCAATGGTCATCAAGTTCATAGAGCGTCTGGCGGTGCGTAGGTCATACCCAGAACGCATTTCACGACCCGCACGCTCCCACGCCTCTTCAGCGATCTCCGTGAAGTCCATATCAAATGCAGTTGTTCCAGATGTAGCCATTGTCTGTTCCTATACGTACAGGGTCTTTTTACGCCTGTTATCCATTACTGCACCGCAACCTCTGTGGTTTGCGCGTATCTGACCACCAGCTCTTGCCGTTCTAACCTTGGCTTTAGGGGTATTAGACACCACCTGCTGCCCTCTAGCACCAGCCTTTTTCTTCTTACGTGCCGTAGTAGCTCGCTCAGATTGGCTTAAAGACCGTGCCTTGGATAACGGTAGGCAACGATCTGGGTTCTTTTTGTTTTTAGACGTGCCGCATTCACCTTTGATCTTGCCATCGGTGCCGATACGAACCCATTTCTGGTCACGCCATTTCTTCAAATCACCCATTACTTACTCTTCTTCTTGCTACCCTTAGCATAATTAGGATCTTTGCAATACTTAGAAGCTGCCATATTCGCATAAGCAGACGGGTACGTGTCGAAGGTACGTTTGGCCCAAGCCTTTCCCTTAGCACATATCTTCCCGCCTGACTTATAGTAGCGTCTCATCGAATCTTCGCTGGACGTACGCCCCTACGGGCAATGCCTGCGCCCCTGACTTTGCCGCCAGTTTTGTAACCTTTGGTCTTCATAGCGCCACCTTTGGCGTAGCCCTTAGACTTCATCATGCCGCCTTTAGCCATGTAGCCCATCTTGTTACGCACTTCCTTCGGCAGCTTTTTGAGTCCCGTATTGTCTTCTGGTGCTTTTTTCAACGGGCCACCGCCAGCTCTGTAGCCCTTGGCTTTCATCTTGGACTTCATCATGCCGCCGCCCATAGCTTTTTTAACGGGCTTCTTAGCTTTCTTCGCGTCAAACGCCGCTGTAAGTTTTTTAGCTGCTGCTGAGTCGGCTTTAGATGTAGGTCGTCTGTCGTTCTTATCTATGAAGTTAAGATAGTCACGTAACGACAGACCAGTTTTCTTTAGCTGCTCTCGCGTAACATTGGCTTTCTTTTCATCACCAGAACCCACGTTACGCCGTACTCCGGGCTTCTTATCCTTGCCTGTTACATTAGCAAGCCCTGATTTGGGGTCTTTCATACTGTTATTGATTTCTATAGGAGTCTTCCCCGGTGTCGCTACGCTAGAAGTTGTAGGCTCTTTTTGAGGCTTTGCAGGGCGCGTAGGCTTCGGTGTAGCCGCATTAGCCAAGCTGATAGCAGAAGGGCGCTTAGGCATTGGGTTGTCTTTCTTGACCTTAGCCATGTTAGCTGCGCGTTCTGCGTCCATAGGAGCTTGTCGCTTATTACGTTGCCCACCTACAGCCGTTGTACTAGCTGTACGACCTCTACGCGCTTTAGACTCACTACGCATCTGCGAGCCTCTCGCACGTTTCTTAGCTTCTTCAGCCTTCTTCTGGGTCATTGTCATAGGCTTATCATCGTCTTTCTTCTTGCGACCTAACAAACCACCTAAAAACATCTTCTTCGGCTTCATAACTTACTCCGCGTACAAATTATCAAACACTTGATTCACGTCCAGCGTGTAGTCCAAATCAGACTTGCTGTAGTGAATGTGTTGAGAAGGGCGGAAATCTGGTGCGCCCTCTCCTGTTTCAAACCAAGCGGGATGTGTCACCCGCACCCTATTATTCGGTAGAGCTACGATGTTACCCGTATATGGGCCAGCATCCAGTAGTTCCATCACATGACTCTGCTTGTGTTGTGCAGGGTCATCAGCAATCTCGTTGTTCGTATAGTCCACCGTGAACATATACTTCGCGGGGTACATCTCCCCATCTATCTTTGCCAACCAAGGGCACGGTGTAGCTCTATCAAGCACGTACACCGCGTGATCCCTAGACGAACAATCCCAAGGCTGTGCAGCCCATACGGGCATGGGTTCGGGCCACTCGTCTAGCGGGGTGTCCCCTACTAACGCTGTAATCGGCATCCGTGCCCACATTGCACCTCCATGCACATTGGGTTCGTCTTCCTCGTCGTACGTCTCAGCTCCAGTAAATATCATTTGGAAACTGAGGCATCTGGTCGGCATTGTCGTAACAGCAATAGCCATAGCGTGAATAAACTCGCCGTGGTACTTCTCGTGGTT